CCCATCCCTACCCGGCTGGTTTTACGGCCTCGCCACGTAGACCTTGTAAACCTTCGCCACCTTGCCCGTTTCTTGGGCCGAGATCGTGAATAGCGTCTGACTGTTAGCCGCTCCAAGGTCAAGTTCGCCCGACTGATTGCCACTTGGCACAGTTACGGTGCTATCGTCATAACTGTTATGTATAGTAATCGTATGCCCCGCTGCTGTTGGAGTAAACTTGACCCAGGTAGAGGCGGTATCGACGGCCACGTTGTAGGAGTACGTGCTGTTCGCGAAGTTCGGCACAAAGTCTAGCGCGCCGCCAAGATGTTCCTCAATGCCCGTCAGCCCCGTCAGCCCACCAGAAGCCGTTACAGTGAAGGTCGGCTTGCCGCAAACTTGTATTGTCGCTGAGAATGGGATTAGGCCATCTATTGGCATGTCCCCAAAATGCAGCGCCGTGATCAGGCCTGTAGCTGACCAAACCGCTGCTATCGCTGTCGGCCAGGTCATCGTGGCAGTTCGCCTCGTTTTGGACTGGAAGTCCGTCATCATCGCTATCTGTCCTAAGGTATCATTAGGATAGGCATACCCGGACAGTGTAATCTCGCCACCATTGGCTAGGCCGCCGATGAAGTCCCGATACCCATCAGCACTCCCATGTACTGTTACGTCTAGCGCGTCTATAGTCTGTGTAGGCGTTCCGATGCTGGTCAACCCCGCCACGGGCTGTCCATTCCACTCAAAAACCGCCCCAAAACCCGAATAACCTTCTGGCATTGTTTACCTCCTATTCCTCATGCACCAGCCGAAAGTCGGCTGGTACTTGATACCACTTCGTCTCCGGATCATATAAATCCCTATCATCGAGTATCAGCCCCACGCCATACGCGTCGGGCCGCCAGCAATCTAGGGCCAGCCGGATTTGCGTCGCCACGGCCCTGGCTGCAGTGGGCGTCTCCGCCCACGCCGTCACTTGGTAGCGTGGCTGAGCGATGCCTACCGGCCCGTTATGCGTGTGATCCCGCGGCCCGCTTATCCGCTGATAAACCACCGCGGGTAGCGTCGGTTTTTGCGGCAATACCAGGGGGTAGACCCGCTGATTTACCAGAGCCAGTAGCCCAGGATATGTCTTCAACCTAGCCACTAACAGCGCGTCAATATCGCTCATCGCGCCGCCGCCCTCAGTAGGTCTTTCAGCGCCTCACCAACCTCCTTCGCCGCTGCATTCTTCTGTGTATCAACGGCTCGTCGCAGGAAGCCGCTGGCCGGCCGCTTGCTACTGCCATATTCCACGATTTCGGCATATTCGACGTTCGTTCCCACTAGCACTTCGGCGCTATTCCGCGTGTGCCGGTTGCCACCAATATCTGTGCCCGTAGTCGGAACCTCTAGCCCACCCTTGGCCCCATAGCCGCCAACATGTATCGACCGGCGCAGGTTGCCAGTCTTATATGGCGCACCGCGAGGAGGCGGCTGCTTGGCCTCATTCACGATAATTAGCCCCCCAGATACTAACGCCCGCTCCAATGCCTCACCCGCCACGTTATTGGACAGTCGTTCCATCTTATCAATGATGCTCTTGGCCCCAATTACCTGCACGTTGATTTTGGTCATTCGACCTTCCTCACCCGTAGACGGGTCAACTCCTGATGGCTACTAGTCTCCACACTGACAATATCCCAGATTTCACCCTCACCAAACCCCCCATCGCCAAAATCCCGGTCGATGACGACCTGCATCTCCGGTCTGATGTCCGGGTAGTATCCCGCTAGGGAGATATGGTGCGTTGCAACCACAATCGTGCCGTCTGCCCGTGTTATCTCAGCCCGCTCCGGCGCCCCTTGATACATCGGCGCGATGGCACAGGCTAGGTCAATGTGCCCTTCTTTATCCTCCCAGGTTGGTTCGGGATAGCCGTGCGTGTCTACGGTATAGGTTGCCTCCTGTATCGTACATAGCGATGGGAAAAAATTGGCCAGGCGGGATAACATCCGCGGGTCTACAATTACGCCGCTAGGCACTTCTCAGCGCCTCCTTCTTTATCCGTTCCCAGTAGGTGAAATCATCCACTACTATCTCCGCCCAATCAAAGGCACCTATGACCTCCTCTTCGGCGGCTTGCTTGCGCAATTCTGCCGCCCGTTTTAGCAGCGCATCCGATGTCTTGGCTCCGTCAGTGGTCAAATCGAGATGCTGGATTACTTTGAGCACCATAGCGTTATCGCTGGCAATGGTCTCCAGAGCCAGCGCCGCGGCCCGCTTGATGCTGTTGGCCTCAGTCGCTAGGAACGCGGCCACCTCAGCGTCCTCAAAGAGGTGGCCGCTATCAGTGCGGTCTGGTATCAGCAGCCGTACCTTCCCAACGTCGGTGCTCGGGTCGTACGTGAAGGCCACACGTCACCCCTTCTTTACGATCCCACTTGCGCGTAGGTCATCCTTGGGTCTAGTATGGCACCGCCGTGGACATCTCGCACCCGATAGAAGATATTATCCGTCGCGAAGTCCCCGCTGAAGGGCGAAAGTAGGTTGCCGCCTACCGTGACCTTATCAGACGCCTTCATGCAGATTTCTGGGTCTTCGTGGCCTCGCAGGAAGTCCATCTGAATGGCCGCGCCATCCATCGGATCCGCGAACACATACCAGGTCTTGCCAGCGGTCGCTGTAGCGTCGATTACCGGTATCATCGGGTTTACATGGAGTTGTAGGCCCAACTGTGGGATGATATTCGTAGTGGGCACCGGTATTCCCGCGCCCGCTCCGACCTCTGTCCACTGCTTCAGCGCGCTGGTCAGGATAGCCCGCGCCGTGAACTCCAATTGTGGCGGCACTACCAAGTGCTTACCCCTGATACCGAGCACCCGCCCGTTAATGTCCGTCTGTAGGGCCATCAGTTGGAGTGTGGTCTCTAGATTGGCGATGGTCAATGGCAGTGAGCCCACGTTGGTGACCGCCCCGCCATCGGCCGCGTCTATTACAGGCGCACCGTACAGCGCCGGGTTTGGCCCAGTTGCTGATACGAACAGGCTAGTGACGTTGTAGGCCCGCGTGTAGATTACGGCGTCAGCAAACCGCTGCGGAAGGTCGCTAAACGCGTCCAGCGCGTCATTGATTATCGCTTCCCACGAGATATCGAATTGCCGCCCCCACTTGTACACCCTGCGGGTGTAATAGCCAGCGGACATTGGAGCCACTAGGTACTCACCCTTCTCAGCCACCCGTGGCAATAAGGTGTCATTGCCCTGCACCTTATGCCGTTCGGCGACATTGAAGTTCGGCACCGTCCCCCGCTTGCAGTATGCCTGCCAGTCGGGGATAGCCGCCCGATAGCGCGCCATCATGTCCCGCTCTAGTGTAAAGCCGAACAGCGATGGGAAATCCGAGGTCGTGATGGCTTCCTTCAGCAGATACTCGTGTCGATGTGGGGCCAGCCCTGCCCGGTTGGTCAACAGGTCGATGAAACGGGCTGCCGCTGCTTCGTTGACGTTACGCTGTTTGACGGGTACGTACCCGTCCCAATTGTCCATGATTTGTAGGAACTCGCTCATGTGCCACCTCCGTTTTGTGGTTTATCTTTCTTTATGGCCGTGTTCTCTGTCACAGCCTGGTCGATTGCTGCTTGCGTTGCTATGTCGACGCGCTCGCGTTCGTTCTCCCGCAACGCACCCTCATGCTCAGCCAGGAGACGGTCAATCTCTGCAATCCGTTGCTGCCGTTCCGCTATCTCCCGACTGAGCCGGAAACGCTCATAGGATAGCAATCCTATCTCGCCCTCAATGCGTGCCTGTCGCTCCTGACGCGCCTTCTCCAACATCACTTACGGAACCGTGCTCAATCCAACGTAGTACACATCGCCATCCACGGTAACCCGTAGCACCTTTGCCAACCCAGTATCCCACGCGGCGTAATTTTGTAGCTGGGTGGTGCTTAGCCCATCGAACGACCAGACGTTCTGTGCTGTGGCCTTGCCAGTTGGGTTACCATCGTTCACGAACCGGTGTATCGAGTGGCTCGCGGTGGTATAGTCTGTCGCCGCACCAGCGGCCCACAGTTCGGACATGCCGCCGCAAATCGTGCCTGTCGCGCTCGCGTTCTTAGCGAGGAACGTCCCTCTGACACCAGCGGCTAATCCCGTGATGGAGCCTGCCGCAGTATGCTCTACCCCGAAGTGCCCACCGTGCACACCGCCCGCAAGGGCTGCCCCCACGATAGTCCGGCCTCGGATAGCTTCACCAGAGGCCCCCGCCCCCGTCATCGTCAGCGCTATATATTCGCCACGGTGATCGCCTGCTACGTTGCTGGCCGTGTAGCGGTACTCGCGGAATTTGTGGCCCGCCTTCGCGCTAGAATAATTGACGGCGGACGTGCCCACCAATTCTTCAGCATCATCGGGATTCCAGTGTACTTTGATCGCCACAACGTCATGTGAGCCACCGCTGACGTTGCCCAGGGCATAACCGAACCGCTGATGGCTATTCTTGTCGGCGATCTTGCTTAGGACGCAGGTTGTCTTGTTGATATAAATCTCGTCGCCCGGAACGATGTCGGAGTTGCCATCATCATCCAGTCCATAGGCGTCTAGGAACCAGATGCCCTCAGTGTCGATGGCGATCAAATCCGTAGCCGCGGCCGCGCTCTTGAGTGCCACGCCCACGATGTTTGCTCCGCAGAGCACGGGGTCGCCCTTGTCTACCAACCCATCAGCATGGCTCGGATGGGTAAGATAACTTTCCTCTAGGGTAAGGTGCCGCCCCTCATAGGTCGAGGAGCATTCATCACCGGCAGAATGGCCGGTCGCTAAATACAGTTCTGGCATTTTCTACCTCCTGCCTTCATTCCTTTTAGGTCTCAATTTCCTACACATAGAACCAGAATGGCCACATCCAGTGAACCTTGACGGCGATGATCCGTGTTATCGGCGGCCCTATGCCGGGATCGGGGATAGGTTCGAGCGCGTATCCGAATATGGCCAACGAGGTGCTCCATTCGTCAAATATCATACCTGTCGCGTCGATGTAGAGCACCTGGCCGACCGAAATGTCCCCGAAGGTGTTCGCGCCTGTATTGGTTACGGGCAACCGCCAGATACCCTCTGTGTCAATCGGAATGTGGTCGGTAGCCGCCTCCGCTGACTTCAGCGCCACGCCTACGCCATCAAAGAATGCCACGGGGTCGCCCTTGTCTACCAACCCATCAGCATGCGCGGGATGTATCAGATATCCCTCCTCGATTAGGACATGCCGTCCCTCGCCCGTCGAGGAGATCTCCTCTCCCGCGCGACCATAGGCATGCTCATACGGGTTCGGCATGTTTCACCACCTTTTTGGCCTTCAGCGCCTCCCGGCGTTCCTCTAGCGCCTTCTTAAGGTCAATAGCGGCCAATTCTTCCTCAGTTAGGCTCTTTCGGCCCAGCGCCCAGGCAATCCGTTGTCTCATAGCATCCTTCACGGTTGCTACCTCCCGACAGCTAGCGCTGCCAGCCTCTCGGCTTCTTCCTTCGCCATCCCCTGCCGCTGATAGAGCACGGCGAAACTTTCCTTCAGCGCCATTCTGTCTTCCATAGGAGGCACACTGCCCATGCCGTGTATCTTGCCGGAGCCAGATATCTTCGCCAGGTAATCCACCTCGGCTTTGGCCGCCTCCTCGATGGACGCGCTAAATGCATCCTTGTCCAGCTCCCCATCCTTAATCGGCGGCTTGGCGGCTAGCGATTCGGTTAGCCGTGCCCGTGTTAGGTCGGGCATCTGAATCTTCGCCAATACTTCAGCCACGAAGTCCTTAGCCTCCCGCAAGAGGATGGTTTCCTTCAGCCGAGCATTCTCGGCTTTCAATTCGGCCAGCGCCTCCCGCAATGCCTGTGCCTCTCTTTCATCCACTTCTGTCACCTCCATTTGATTTTCAGCTCGGCCCCTGCGGACCGCCTCAAATAACTGCACTATCTGGCCCCCCGCACCAGGTACGGTTACAAAATCTACTGATTTCGCACCCAATAGACTGTTTACGATAATGCCCTGCTTGCCATCCACTTCGCCTTCTTTGCCGCGTCCTATGGCCCGTATTGAGACGCCGATGTGCGGGGCCAACTCGTCGAGACGCTCCCTAAACGGTGAGAATATCTGGGCATCTGCGTATAGACCTGGACCCGCGGGCCCGTTTTCCCGGAAACGGGCCGGTGTCACTAGTTTGCCTGCTAACGTGGTTAGGCTGCCTTCTGGTCGCGCCCTTTCTTCGTCGGCAGTCGGATGGTCCCAAAACATTTGCGTGTTGGCGGGGAACGCCTTCGGGCCATCCCGCTCTAATACCTCGGCAGGGTAATACCCGCTACTGCCCCAACCGGGCGCGATAATCTTGATTGGCACCGTGCCATCCCGCCGAATAGCCTTTTCCACGAGGGGAATACAATCACCCAGTAATTCTGTCTCAGCACTTTCCTTGATGGCCGCTGGCATCTCGTCAGGGTCGCGGTCGGGATTCGCCTTGCGCCAAGCGGCACGTACCTTCGCCTTCACCTTCTCCAGGTCGCCCGCCGGAATGTCCACCTTCTGCCCACGAAAGCCTGGGCCGAGAGCGGCGCAGGCCGCCCCTACTATCCTGCTATCCGGCGGCCCGCCAGGGGTACTGGTCAATCGCAACTTCCAGGTAGAGGGTTTGTCAGGGTCGGGTACATAGGCATAGTCTGACGCGGGGAAGGCCTTGCCATCCTCAGTCTTGAAAGCAGCTTCCTGTACTTCCTTTTCGCTGTCCTCGTTATCCCCGTCGTCTTTCGGCTCCGATAGGGCCACCAATTCCTGTAGGGCCTCTATGCACGCCTCGATCTTGGCACGATTAGCCGCGCTAATTACACGCCCGGCCTCCAAAAGCAGGCCCAATCGGTCGCTTATCCGCTGGGCCTCGGTCTGCAATATCATCGACATGCTCCCTCCCTCACGCATGTTCTTGGCCACGGCATTCGCCTGCCGAATGGCGCTCAGCGCACATTTCTCCTCATTGCCCCCTGCGTCCAAGCATCGGCGCAGGACCGTGTTGGCTACCTTCACCCAGACTTCTTTCTGCCTATCCGATAGCCCCTTTATGTGGCTGTCCACATCGGTGATTTTCCAGGGCATCCCACACTCCGGTGCAAAGGAAAAGAGCGCCGCGGAAAACCGCGGCGCTCTTGGCGCTCCTAAGCGGCAGTGGCGCTCTTGGCGCTCTGTCTCTATTCAGTTAGTATATACTAATCATATCACTTTCACACGGCTTGTCAACAGCTTCGTCAACAGCCCTACGGAATTGGCTAAGGTCAATAATAGTCTTTTGCCCCCTATCCTGTATCTCGATCAAGTCACGTTCAGGGTCAAAGCGGAATAGCAGTTTACCCGTGTACGGCTCACGAACTTCAGTGAACACGTGTATCATGGGCTGGGCTTCCGGCGGTACATCACGGTACAGCGACACGCCGGATGAGCCTGCGCCCGCTCATGCCCGCTGGGAAAGGCCTGTGCCAGCGGTATCCATCCATCCTCTCCCGCCGCCTGGTTGCCGCGGCAAATCTCGCATACATTAGCCGCCCCCACAGTTGACCACCGTTTCTCCATCTCCAGCCCCGCGCCCGCTAGGTCTTGGGCCACGATCATCCCCCCCTCTTCGTAAGCCTCACCCGCCTCATAGACGGCGATTAGGTGCGCCCGGCTGCGGATATGCTTCTGTGGTTGCCCAACGGCGAACTCGGCATAGCGGTCAGTGATAGCCTTCGCTGTCCGATTGTACGACCAGCCCTCCTCCACGGCTTGCTGTAGTATTGTGATTATGTATTGACGGGTCGCGCCCTGTATCAGCCGACTAGCCTCCAAGCCGCGCTCAGCAATATATCGTTCGGCCAAAGGATGACGCAGGTCAAAGGATATGCCCAGGCCCAGGTTGGCAATGAGATGATGCGCTCCTAAGGCTAGAGACTCCCGGGTCAATGCCTCCAACGGCGCAACAAAGCCCCGGATAGTCTCCATCTCTATGCTGTCGAATATCGGCCCTAATTCCTCCTCAGAGATGGACTCGCGCAAACTTCTGGCCTCAGAGATGGTCTGTGGGAACGTATCCTTGAACTTGGCGAACCACTTGCGGAAAGCCTCCCCCTGCTGCCGGAAGGCTCGCTGCAAGTCCCGCTCACATCGGGCAATTGCCTGGGCCAAGGCCTGCCACTTCACACGGTCATGTATCACGTCGGCCAATTTCTCAATGGCCTCCCACAGGTGCTGGACTTCACTCTGCCTATTCGCCACGGTTAGCCTCTACTAATCCCCTGACTGCAGCCCGCAACTCCCGTAACGCGTCCAACAGCGCCACCTCCTTGCTGGCCTCGCTCTCTAGTGGTGGTTCTCCCTCCTCACCTTCTGGTGGGAACATCTTTGCCATTACTTCATCTACATCAGGCAAGCCTAAAGCCGTCAGTAACATCCGGCTAAGTGTTTCCAAATCCACCGTCCCCGCCAACGGTTTCCCATCTAGCGTCGCCGCGGTGGTTATCGCCCCTACTGTAGCCGTTATATCGGACTCCAGCAAAGGTGGGAAGGTTACATCCACGTGAAGGTCAATCGGCTTACCAGTCTCCGGATCATCCTCAAGCACGATAACATCCTCACCATGTAGACCTTTTATAACCTGTCCCCGCAATTTTCCATTTGCGGCCCGTGCTGAACACTTGATAACGAACTGTAATATGTCTGTGAATACGTCCGCCCACAACGTCCGACGGCTCAAAAACATGAATTCCATCGGACGTTCCATCGCCCTTGCCGTTGCTAGGTTACCGGTGGAGGGATCGCCCGTCAGATAATGCTCAAAAATGCCAGTGGCGCTAGATACCATCAGCCGTAGGTATCGCCCATCTTCAGCCTTTGTGGTGGCCCCCGCCGTGCGAATGGGTTCTAGGTCTACCCCTTCCGCGCCGATAAACACTGAGCCGGTAACCGGTGGTGGATTCGTCTCGGATATACTCCCTGTCAGTGTCGTGCCTAATTTCGCCTTGGCCGCGGCAACGCCCGCCGCGCCGCCCGGCACTTTCTGTTTCCAGGCAAATACGGAGTAGGCACGTACGATGCTCGCCCAATTACTCAAGAACTCCGTGTACGCCTTTGCCCAGTCGAAGGCAGCATAGACTTCGGAGACGCCGAAGCGCATATCTGATAGGCAGTTGACCTTGACGTGGTACACAGGGTTATCCCACTCCACTTTGTGCCCGCCGATGCTTGCCAGGCGTTGTCCCGCCGCTGGTTCATAGCGCCAGTCCGGATAGTATGCCGTTTTGCTTATCGGCGCGCCTATCGCGCCATCGGCTCCGATAATAGTCTCCGTCCAGGTGCGCCGATAGTACCAGGGGTCTTTGGCGTCTTCCGGGTTGCAGATTATGTCCTCTATCTCGTCACAGGGGATGGTGCGCACACGCACATGGCCCGTAGAGCCATCCACAAAAAACACGAAGAACAGGTTACCGAAGCATTGCAATTCGGTTTCCTTGATTAACCGCGCCTGGTGGCTCGTCAATTCGCTCTGGTTTTTCGGGTCGTCCATGAACGCCTGTACGACCTCATTGACCCTGGGGTGCCGCGCCTGGACATTCATCCCCTGGGCGAATACGTAATGTGCC